CGGACATTGAGACCCGTGAAGGCCGCGAGCAGGTGTACAAGGACATTGTAATTGGCCTTTATTCCGGCGACAGCCGTAGTGATTCGGTGATCCGCGCGCTTGATAACCTGGGCAAGCTGTACGGTGATGCGGAAGCACTTGACGCAGAACGGCGCAAGATACCTGTCGAATCGATTATATCCCATTTAATCAAGGCAGAGCTTAACGGCGTGGATCCGTTATCTTGCACGCTTGACGAACTCGCCGCCAGAGTGATGTCCGCGCTTGATCTTGATGGTTGCATCATAACCCGAGCAGACAAGTCTGGAGAATCGCACAAGACAAAGCACAATAAAACCGGCGCAAGCACACAACAGCCAATGAATGCAGGGGTAAACAGTGACGCTCCCACGCATACGGTATGCGTAGGTTTCAACGGTGGCCCTGGTAATGAGTTGATCGATGATGATTGTAGTATTAATGAGCATGTTGTTGATGATGTGGATAACCCATCCAAGGCACCGGCACCACCCCCCGCGCAAACTTTCAACGATATAGGGGTCACCGCTCCTGTTTCCTCCCTTTCTAGTGTCGTACCTTTTGGATCAGGAAAAAAAATTGACAGTGACTTGTCTGCTGAGTATGAGAAGTGGAGGAATGAGGTATAATATGAGTATGACCCGTCGTACATTTTACAAGGTGCTGAGTGGATTGCCGTTTGTTGGCTGTTTATCTGGCAAGGCACCTGAGCGGACATTGTACGGCATTCCTGTTTCTGAGATAGCATCGATATCTAAACGGCAGATACGATTTGTTGAAGGGCCTACTGTCGTGGGTTTTACATTCAATAGAGGATGTGAGAAGTATAAAACATAAACTAGGTGAGTTATGATTAAGAAAGTTGGTAAGAATTATCCGGGATATACATATTGGGAGGTCAAGGATAAAGACGGGAAAATCAGAAGTTATGGTTGGAAAAAAGGAGAAACTGGTATGAAGAAGAAAGTTGTTAAGAAGGAAACCGATGCTCAGAAGTTGAGGAAAGTTAAGAAGGCTTTACAAGGTTTTGATCTGAGGATGGTTTTGAATGTTAAGACAGTGAATGCGGTAAGAGCTGAGAACAATCTTTTGAAAGAGAAGCTCAAGACTCTTGAATATACTGCTGACACCAATAGGCAGCTTCAGACCCAATTAAATAATCTGCATGTTGCCGCGTCGGTGTATTTCAATACAAAGCGTGTTGAAGACTATGATTCCAGCAAAAGTACCGATATGTCGAAATTCTTGCGCCAGCCAGAAAGTGTGCGCTTTGCAAGGCTGATGATGGAACACTCTGAACCCCAAAAGGAATCATTGAGTAACTTTGCCGACATGCATCCTAGTTTGAGGAATTACTTATGATTCGCGTACTTGGTGATAGATTGATGGTGGAGGCTCCTGTTGATGTTGAGCAGGATGTTGGCGGGATAATCATTCCCAAGGGTGTTGGCGAGGGTATGAACGAGGGTTGGTTTGTTAAGTGTGTTGGTGTTGGGCCTGGGTGTAAGCATGTCAAGAAAGGTGACATTGTGTATTTGCCGAGGTTCAGCGGGCATGAAGTAATTGATGGAAATAAGAAGTGCATTATCACGAAGGAAGATGATATTGCCGGGATAGTGGAGGAATAGTAATTTTATGGTGGGCGGTTCGGATAACGGTGATCTCAACAAATTAGATAAAGTGGGCGATAAGCCTATACCTAGCAAAAATGGAATCAACCAGCCGGACTGTCCACCTATTACTTTCTCAGCGGATCAGGACAGGAGAGTTAAGCGCAAGATGAGTATTACGCTTGATATCAAGAACGATAAATTTATCAGAGAGGTATTGCTGCCGAACAACAAGGGTGAGACTTGGAGCAGTACGATAAACGCGTGTATTACGGCGGTACGCAAAGAAAATGGATATTAATTCAGGAGGAAATTGATTATGGTGGAAAATCTCGACAATAAGAAGTTACCGGATGCTGACCCCGTTCCATTTCCCGGCGGTGATGGAATGAAGATGGTCAAGAAACCTACTAAGGCCCAGATGGAAAAGATTTGCGAGAAGTTGTCCATGGATAATCAAGGGCTTGTTGATTACCTGAATACTGCTGGAATCATTTTGTGCGCCATCCATCGTGCTACAAATCGACTTATCGACGAGATGGGCGGCGATATCATCATGCCTTCACTTGAAGAATATAAGAATCGGTTGAAAGAAATGCGCGATATAAGCAAGAATTATTCAGATTGGGCGAAAGACGGAAAGGACGATAAAGGTAGTGTCAAACTTCAAGGGTAGAATAGCTGACGACAGGAAGGATCTTGCCCCTGCGTTATTCAGAGCGTACAACTCTCCCATTGCTACATGGGATGATTTTACGTCTATTCAACCTTATGACTGGCAATTTGCCTTGTGGGACGCATGTTGGCAATATGGTTCTCAGGTTGCAATGCGTACTTGCAATGAAGCCGGTAAGTCCAGTTATACCGTTCCCGTCCTTGCTGCAGCATGGGCCGCAGGCTTTCCAGGCGGCATGTGTGTTATCACAAGTAATTCAGAAGATCAGATTAAGCAACAGCTCTGGCCGTCCCTGAAGGCCATTGCGCGACGCAAGGGTTGGCGTACCGCCGGCATGACTGTAGAGGCTCCAAGCGTTGACGGTGTGCTTCCTGGATCGGTTATTATCTGCAGAGTCACAAAAGAGGGTGAGCGTTTTGAGGGATATCATAATAAACTCTACCCGGACAAGGAGGGACTTGAGCGATTTTGCCCATTGCTTATGATCTACGATGAGGCGAAATCCATAAGTGAAGATATATTCCTTGCCGGTGAGCGCTGTAATCCTGCCGCAGAATTGAGAATTTCTACAACCGGCGACGACTCCGGCGACTTCCACGATTCCTGCATGTCACCAGAATGGATTACTTCAAATAAGTGGAATGATAAAGATTACGACTTTGTTATCACGTGGGAAATGTGTCCGCATCTATATAAAGATCAAATGACATACAGACGCAAGATGAGCCTTATCAATAGGTTAGGTAGAACTCATCCATTTGTAATGTCCAATTTGTATGCTGAATTTTTCAGATCAGGTACACATATGGTCTTCTCTGAGGCTGATATTGCTGCGGCATTGCGGGCCATGAATGAAGATAGACCGAAGATCGGGCGGCATAAGAAAGCATTTTGCGATTTCTCCGGCGGCGGTGATGAGTTGACTTTTGGGATGAGAGAGGGCAATTATGTTCATTCGATTGTTGCCTGGAATCGTAGCAGTGAAACATCTCCATCGGTAGAAGCTGAGAAATATGTCCGATTATTTAAGGAACATGAGCTTCATTCCAATGAGATCAGTGGTGACAACGGCGGGCTTGGCGCGGGCATTATCTCTGAAATCAAGGAGCGAGGCTATAATATTCACCGAGTAAACGCCAATCTTGGCGCGAAAGACAAGGATCAATTTGCCGATAAAGCCACTGAAGACTGTTGGGATTTCAAACAAAAACTCCATGACGGTATGATTATTCTTCCAAAAGATGATATCTTATTGAAGCAAATGCAACTGCGCCAATACGTTATGAAGAATACGGAGGACAATAAGATAAGGCTTGAGCCAAAGGGAGAGGCTAAGAAGAAGCGTAATGAGCATTCCCCGGACAGACTTGAGACAGTTATCGGCGTTTCGGCCAACATGGAATCCATGCCAACAGCAGAAGAAGTTTCGAGGGGCGCGGTAAGGACGGGTGTTCCAAAAGAGTATTTCGATAAAGTTACCCAAGGTTATAACGATGGTGCCGAATCTGATTTTGGTGAGGAATGGCAGTAATATTCTTGACATAACATACAAGATGTGGTATGAAACAACTTATTGAAAATGAAACTGAGATAGAACTATTGGAGAAATTTCGTGAACTAGCAAAAAAGGGATTCGGAAGACTGGTTGTTGAGAAGCATGACAAGACGCTTTACATTGAATTGACTGAGAAGACAAAGTATCAAACAAAATAATTTTTCGCTCTGAGCTAAACCGCAGGGGCAATAGGCTGAAAAGCTTGTTGCCTCTTTTTTTATGCAGGAAATAAATATGGACGAAACAGACGCCACACCGAAAGACAATATCTGCCCTTACCTGCAAGAAATATTGGACGACATAAACGCTCGTTCCGAATGGAACACTAAGGACGATACAATCATTGAGTATCGCATGGGCAAGCGTGGCAGAAAGAATTATCCATACAAGGGCGCTCCTAATCCTATCGTAAATATTCTCGACGATGTAACAAGCCAAAAGACTGACGCTGAAATATCAATGCAGATGAACGCGCCTAGACTTGCCAACTTTGTTCCTCTTTCCTCAGACTGTCCGACTGACATTGCGTTTAAAGCTGCTCAAGGTTTCGACACATATCTTAGGCATGTACTCAGATTCAGGATGAAGAAAGAGACTTTGACTGATACAAAAAATCTTCGTGGTTTTTCTGTCAGCAAGGTTATAAGGACTGAGCATCCCCGTTTTGGGTTGATACCAGATTTTGAACCTGTTGATCCCAAAGATGTTATTGTTCCTGTTGATACAAAGGTTCCTGTTTCTCGTAAGGCTGAACGTATGGCGTTTATACTTCGGCTGAGTAAACGTGAACTCAAGGGGAAGAAATCTCGTGGATGGAATCATATAAGTGAAGTGCTTGACAGATTATCCAGTGATACCAAGAGTGATTCTTATTCTTCAGACAGCACGCATGACGAACAGAGTGCGCTCAAAGTAAAACAGCGCATGATTGGCATTAATACTTCTGACTATGCTCACAACACAATAATTTTCTACGAGGTATTCCACTACGCTACTGAGTGGGATGTGAAGCAGTCCAAGAATGGAACGCTTAAAGAAGGCGAAAAATGTGTTTCGTATGTGTGTCCTGATGTTCCTGAATTTGCAATGAAGGTTATTCCTTGGAAGATAAAAGAGATCGTTCAAATGTCGCCTGAAGAGGCAATGAACGAAACAATAAATGCCCGCGGAGAAGGACGCGACCCACAGACGGTAAAGATTGTTTACAAAGATGAGAAGCCTTGGCCGGGTATACAGAATCGCGCTGAAAACAAATCTCTCGATTGGTACGATACATGGGGCGTTGGTCATAAGTGCCTTGACAACCATCTTATTGCTACTCGCCTGAAAAAGAAAAAGCTTATTTGGACAGATTATATCTCAAACCCAATGTATGAGGATGATGGTAGCGGAGATAATGAACTCAACTTTATGCCTGGCCCTGGAAAGTCTTTGCCGAAAGGAAAGAGTTTCGCACAACTTCCGAATACACCGGGCCAGATAGATTTTGATATTGATGCAGAAAAGCGTGATGCATCTCAGCGTGCCGGTGCAGGGCAGTCAATGTATTCCTCAGAAGTGAGTTCAAGGCGTAAGCTTGAAAAGACTGCAACACAGGTACAAAGTGAAAATGCTCAGAATGCTCTTATGTCTTCTGCAAGTGTTGACCGCTTTAATGATCCTGATGTTGATATGTACGAAATGCTTTGGGAAGACCTTAAGGAGTTGCAGGTTGAGCTTCCGATAATCCACAATGATAAATTTGGCGGGTTTATGCCTTTGGAAGTTTACAACTATGATTTTATGATTATCCCTGCAACATCTCAGAAACACCTTAATCCTGAATTACAATTTCAGAGCAATATGCAGGCGTTCCAATTTGCAACAGGTTATATGGAGCAAACGCCAATGCGTATTCACGAAGGATTGGAATACATACTTTCGGGCCGTGATCCATTCTTCGCCGACATACTTCTTCAAGATCCAAAAGAAAATGGTGCCGGCGGTGAGCCTCCTGTTTATGTTCTTCTCGAACAGATTTTAAATATGATTAAACAAATGGGTGCCGATGGACAGCAACGAGATAAAGAGATTGAGGCTGGCTTGAATTTGGCAGAAGAAAACAGTGATACCATTATGAAGCTTCAGGAGGGGGAAAATGCCAAACCTGTTTAATAAATTATTCAGCAAGAAAGAAACACCTTTTCTCGTTGAGCTTCAAGCTCCTGAGTTTAGCGGGATTGAAAAAGAGGTTATAGGCCGATTCATTAATAGCAAGATTTACGAAAAGGCAAAAAGGTATTTGATCGTCAGACTGCTTAACAATGTTTTGCATTCTGAGGTTAGTGAAGATTTTAAAAAAGGTTGGCTGGAATGTTTAAGGGCAATGAAGGAGCTTCCAGTCACGGAACCCGTCAGCGAAGACGGTGACAAAGATCAAAGCGAGTCCATGTGGACTGGCGAAGAATAAGGCGCCAACTGCCTATGAAGTTGTGACCAACGGTGCCGGACACCTTAATCCGTGATAAGGAAATAGTGATGGATAAAGAAGACAGAAAAAAGATGGCAGATATGACCGCCGACGAATTGGAAGCGCATCTCTTGGCATTGCCGGGAAGCGACGAAGAAGACGAGGACGATGTTCATACACCTGAACCTGAAACTAAAGAGCCTGAAAATCAAATCCCGGTGGAAAAGGAAAAAGAAGATGGCGACCCGGAGCCAGATAAGAAAGACCCAATAGTTAAGGATGAAGCCGAAAAGCCTGAAGAGGAAACTCCGAAAGCGCCTGAAGGTCAAACTCCAAAGGATCAGGATGAGCCGGAAAAGACTGAAGAACAGAAGAAGTATGATGATGGAATGGCAAAGCTTAGAATTGAGAATAAAAAACTCAAGGAACAAGTAGAGTCGCGTCAATCTGAGCAACCGGAAAAGCTTGTTGAAGCCCCTGCTCAACCTTCTAAAGATCTTCCTTCGCCGGATCAGTGTTTTGAATATCTGACAAAGGCAGTCATAGAAGAAGATGCTACGCTTAAAAACGCCGCTGTGCAGGCAATAACAAAGGGGTTATCCTCTGCTGATATTGCCGGTGTGCTTGAAAAAGCTGAAAATGGTGGGTTCGGTGAGATGAGCGCCGATGTTGTTGAAAGTGCAGAAAAGTATCTTCCTCGCGCTATCGCAAGAGAAAACGTCGAAAGATCAGAGCAACAGGTAAAGCATACTCAGGAAGAAAAGGCTCACGGTGATTTTGTCAATCGCTACAATGAAGGATTGGCCAAGGTTAAAGAGAGTTTTCCTGACTTACTGAACGCGGAAACAGAAGCGGCAAAGGCAATGGAAACCTGGCAGAAGAAGTATATTGGTACTTATGATGCAGAGGGAAATGTTGTTGATGCTGGAATAATGTCGAAAGACCTTGCTGTTTCACTGTTAGCTAGACCGTTTGAACGTGCATCTCTGTTTTATGAGTCTTTTCAATCCTCACAAGTCGCTGAACTGGAAACGAAACTAACGGCGGCGAAGGCTAATGAGGCTGAATACAAGAAACAACTGAACATAATTGATTCACCTGAAAATAGTTCTTCGGCGCTTTCATCAAAACAATCGAAAAAAGAACTATCTGCCGATGATATGCTTGTAGAGTTACAGGCTATGTCTGCCGGATAAGTTTGGGAGTATAGAAGATGAATCTTACAAATATTGTAAATCAAGATGGTGGACTGGCAATGGTTGAGGAATATCTCAACAAGAGATTGCTTGAGAGGCGTGATTGGGAGAGTGTTCTCATTAATAAGAAATGGGGACGCGTTGATCCTTTGAAGACGTATGAAGGTCAGTGGAGTAAGTTCACAAGACTTGGCCGCGCTCGTCGTCCTGAGACTATGGCTTCTCCAAGTGGTGCCGGTAGTGATCCTGCGTCTGGTGCAATTCTCGCAACAGAACAAGTCAAAGTGCCGATAGAGTTCTTGCATGAATATATCGACGTATCTAAAGTCGCCAAAATGACTTCTTGGGTACAGATAGAGCAATGGGCCAGAGAAGAACTGCCTTACGCGCTGAAACGTCGTTTGCATGAACTTTGCCAAAACTCATTTGTAGTTGGCAGACAGACTCCGGGCGTATGGAGTTCAACAGGTACAATCGCCACAACTGGTTTCGATCAGACGGCAGAACCAACAGTAACCTTGTATGGCGAGAGCTTTACATTCCTGTCGGCACCTAAATACTACTGCGGAAACGCGGCAGATTTTAGTTCAATGGATATGAGTTCCAGAGCTAATTGGGCTGATGTACGTCGTATTGTTGTACGTCTTGGTAATGCTGGAGCTCGTAAGATCAACGGAACATACATTTGCGTATGCTCTGAAGCATCATGGAATGATCTGCTTATGGATGATGATAACGGACGCTTGACCGCCGCTATCGCCGGTGGATTGCAGACAGCAATCAAGGGGTTGGAAAATCAGAGCGTATTCAGGTATGCTGGTGTTACGTTCATCATAGACGATGCTCCGTACACTGAAGATCCTGGCGGGGAAGGCAAGAGAGCCAACTTCGGACAGATTCACTCGATGCTGTTCTTCGGTGAGAAATCCTACACTTGGATGCCAATGTCCGGTTCCAAGGGTGGAGCAATGGAGAATCCTCCGTTGAAGGTTACTGATACAACGAAGACTGGTTATTCGTTCTCTATCGGTTACATGATTCCTTACCAGACCGCAGTAGTGAATGATACATGGGCTTGTGTTTACAAGGCGCCTGTAAGTGAGTATCAGCCTAACGGGTTCGATGAGAGCGATCCTACGGCTATGTTAGAAAGGTTCCAGAACTACGCATAGTTTTGGATTGAACTGAGAAACTAAGGCGGGAGCCGGGTTATCCGGTTCCCGCATAACAAACAAAAAAAATTAACTCCAAACGAGGAAAAGAAAAAATGAAGAAAATAGTATCAATAGCAGTAGGAATGCTTCTGACTGTTTCGGCGTTTGCCGGAATTAGGGAGGTAAGTGTTGGTAATTATAACGGTACTGGTTCCACTGGTGCGGATATTACCATTGACAACGGTAATGGCGCTGTAATGGCTAAATCGACCTATATCACTGTTGCGACGAATGCAACAATGTATACCTATCTTTCGTCCATCAAGACGAAGGTAAAAACCACTACAGCGACAAACAGTATAGAGATTTATACTGATTCAAGCAATGTGTTGAACGGTGTTACGATCACCATCTCCGACTCCCTTCTTGTTCACAATGCGACAAGTGGATGGCAGTTAGAGGGAATTTCAGCGATAGGCGCTTGGGATTCAACCAATCATGCAACAACCTATACGCTTGATGGAAATACAGCGGCTACAGCCAAAGATCCTGTATTTTTCATTGACTCAGGCGATGTCCTTTCCTTCTCCGCGCTTGCGGCTGGTGGACAGACTGATCTTCCTGGGCTGTTTGTAGGTAAACAGGATATGCCGGTTCATGTCACGATTACTGGATCTGGTACAACGGTTATTGGTGGTATCTACTCGATTCTTCAGTAGCAACGAAAATTAAGGAATGGCCCTCGACGGTTGCAGTCCTGACGGGGCCACTTTTAAAACAATGACTGTTCTCGAAATAATACAAGATGCTGTCGCCGACGGCTTGGGTTTGCCTCGTACTCCAATGCAACTTGATATTCTCAAAGAAGGTATTGCGAAATACCGTAAGTGTGGCAAAACCATTTTCGATATGTTTCCTTGGGATTATCGTAAGATTTCCATTTTCGACACCGCAAACACGACTTATGTAACAAGTTACGACACCGCTACCGGTATAATCGTTTTCGGCCCGACTATTGATATTGTGCGTGCCGTCCGTTCCGTAGACTCCACAGATGCTTCAGCAGTAGATACTCTTGTATGGCCTCAGAGTGAGATTGACGCTGCAATAAACGGTGTTGATGTGTCCAGCGTAAGATTTGTTCCCCTTGACGATAGCGCCGACGGATATAGGCGTATACAGGTCAATGCTGATGATGAAATAGCCACATACAAGATACTTGCCCTTAAACGCTTCATTCCTGCTGTCATAGATGCCTCCTACGACGCTGGCGACCCTACAGCGACACCAACAGACTACAGATCCCTTTCGTGGCCTATAGACCATGCTGACGCTTCCCTGATCGCTTATATGTCAGACGAGTTGAGAACATGGGACGGACAAAAAGCAAAGAACGATTGGGGTAATCTGCTTCAGGTGGCAATAGGCAAGGTTGATAGACAACAGGCGCGCGGCAAAGAGGTTTATCCAGCAAGCCCTTCTTTTGGTGATTTAGAGGGATGGGGAGATATGTAGCAATGAGGTCAGACCGTAGATATCAAGTTGTTGACGGACAAACCGATTTTTCCGGTGGGATGAGAATGGTTGGTAAGCTCGCCGATAATGAGTATAGATACGGCAAGAACATCATTGTGCGCGACGGATCGGCTGAGAATAGGCCCGGACTGCGCAGAGCCTTCCATGTGAACCAGAGTGGCTTTAATGATGCCTTCTACTTCAATGAGGATAATGTTCGGTATAATGACACAGCGCATACAGGATTTTGGTTTCCTTTCAGGTTTGTTGGTTCTGCCTGGGGAGATATTCAGGGAATGACATTCTTTCGGTTTAATGATGAAACAATAACGCAACAACTTGTCGTTTCTGATGGAACGATATTTGTTCAAAAGGCAGGTTTTGTGGAAGAGGTTTCGGCTTCAGAAACCATTGCCACAACGGAAGAGATTACTTTTGTTCAAGGAAACAACATAATTGTTATGTTTAGATCCGGTGACGCCAATCCTTTGTATTGGGATGGTGCGGATAAAACAACAGGATTTCAGTCTTTCACTTCGCCCGGAACATCCAACAGAATCCCATTGGGAGAAAATGGCGTATATCTCTTTGGCCGTCTTGGAGTAATTGAGGACGATAATCTAAATCTTTCCGATTCACTTGATTTTGACACCTACGATTATACTCATCAAACATTCGGCATTGAGGTGGGTGACGGGGATAGTTTGGTTCAAGTGATCCCGTTCAAGGAAAGCTTTGCGCTCTGCTTTAAAAAAAGACATATCTATGTTTTGAGTGGTATTAATTCTTGGGTTGATACGGATGGAGGCCATTATCTTGATGAGTATGTCGAGAGGGATATTGTATCAAATGAAATAGGTATGGTTGGCAAATATGCTTATGCTGTTGCCGGTGAGCAGATATATTTCCTTTCTTATCGCGGTATAGACAGTGTTTATCGCGTCGAACAGGGCCGCATAATGGGGCAGGATCTTACTCTATCGGCACCTATTCAGCCAATAATTGACCGGATAAATTGGACTTATGCTGTAAATGCTTGCGGTATAGCCTTTAAAAACTATCTTCTTTTCGCAGTCCCACTAGATGATTCAATCGTGAATAATGCAGTAATTGTTTACGACATGCAGGCCAACGGCGGGAAAGGCGCATGGGTTTCCGTATGGGAAAGTCAAATGATGGTTCCAACACAATTCTTTGTTGATGATGATAAATTATACTTTCTGAATAACGACGGGGCGCTGAAGCTTATGTGGAGTGATGATCCTTGGGACACGGAAGATGTGCTTGACGATGTTCCTGCGTATTCAGCAACAGTGGTTTGTAAAGAAGGTCAAAGATATCTTGATACAACAAATAATGCTAATGTGATATATCGGGCGATTACCGAATCACTTGGAGCTTCTTTGACTGATACCACATATTTCACAGAAGAAACAGACCCGTACAATTTGTTCCATGTTGAAAGTGAGATATGGACTCGGTTCTATAATCATGGTGACGACGTAAGCCCTAAGAGATATGGCCGTTGCCAGCTAAACTTTCTATCGCAGAATCCTAATTTAACTGTCGATATTGAAACTGACAATTTCCAGAGCGTTGACAATATATTTTCAGATGTAACCTATTCCCAAAACGAATACGACTCTGCAGATCCATCAGACTTTTCGGATTGGAACCCATGCAATAAGAATCTTGACTTCAATACTCCATACAGACAGGACTATACAGTTCTTCTTGATACCAATGGTTATGTTGGGAGCGTATGGGAGGTTGCTGCGAGGTGGAGTGTTGCGGAGTTATCGGCTGCTTTCACCGTTCAAGAGTTGATTGATCTTGGAATACCTTTGAGTGGAGTTATCAGCGGGATGTTTTTTAATCTAGCCGGTCTTTACTTGAATGTCTATACGCCACACACATTACGTTTCATTCCCCGCGTATTGAAAAATACAGGCTATTCTCTTCGTATTAAAAACACACAAGGCAAATTAAAAATAAAGTCTATTCTGTCAGCAGCGCAACAGAGTTACTTTGCAAAGAAGGATGAGTAATTATGGCTGATAATCTTACAGTAGGACATACGTTTGATGGCGAGTCAGGCTTGAAAACAGGCGCCAATCTTGAGGACTTAGTTTCTTTGGCAAGATTTACGTCAAACGCTTTTGATGGTAATGCAACATCTCTTTTCGATGGCGATACAATAGATGTTGATGCCAATGGAAATGCCAAGGTTGGTGATGCAAGCATTGGTGATACACAGCTTGAAAACGGTATATCAGGATCAAAGCTTACTGCTGCCTCTGTTCCTGCTACGGCACTTGCCTCTGGCGCTGCAAATCTTACCGGCGAAATAAAGATATGGTCAACAGGTACGGCTCCTTCCGGCTGGTTGGAATGTGATGGAGATGCAATCGACAGGACTACATACGCCACACTTTTTGGAGTTATAGGTGAAACATTCGGACAGGGCGATAATGCAACAACATTTAATATTCCTGATTTCCGTGGACGCTTCCTGCGTGGTTGGGATCATAGTATAGGGCGCGATCCAGATAGGGCGAGCCGTACAGCAATGAATACAGGTGGTAATACCGCTGACAATGTTGGTTCCGTAGAGGCAGAAGCGTTAAAAAGCCATAGTCACACAGCTTCTCATAGTGGGAATGATACGGGTTCCGCTTCAAGATTTGAAAGTACGGCTGCTGCTGAAACTGGCACGCTCAATACTAATGCCACCGGCGGTAATGAAACTCGTCCTGTAAATGCAAATGTAATGTATATAATCAAAACTTAGAGGAAATTATGAGCGAACTTAATTGCACAGTCACGCCGGGATATACATTTACGCCAACAGCCCAATTCTGGATTTGGCTTACTCATACAAAGCTTAATCAGGCATCCAAGCCTACGGTCACCGTTCCTCTCGCCGGACTTGTTGCGCCGGCAGATCTTACGACAGCATTATCAGCAAAGATTGTTGCGCCCGACATAACTGTTGCCGCAGAGGTTTCAGATGCAGTTAGCGTTACTATTCAGATGCAAAACTCTGTTGCCTCAGATATAACAGGTTATCATCTTTTACGATGTTGGTTAGTTGATGCGGCTTATGGTGCGCTGACGGGAACGGAGCCAAATACTGATGTTACGATTACCACAGGTGTTGAGGTTCAAGAGGTTGTATCGAAGAAACATTTTATAGTCCAAACGGATAGTGATGGTGTTGCAGTCATAAAAGTTGATAATACTGCGGGAACTACAGACTCTTGGTATCTCATGGTTGAAATTCAAGGCAAGGTACTGGCAAGCGCGATAATAACAATTACAGTTTAAGGTGGTAATATGATGAAAAAGATATTTTTAATGCTTATGTTGCTGGCTATGATTACGCCAGTTCACGCGCTTGAAACAAACACAAGTGGGACAACATTGATACTGTATCAAACCAATGACGCTGCAAATCTGTTATTGGTCAATACGAACCTTGTAAGCGTTAGAAATAGACTTGATGCAATGTATTCCGGCGGTTCCGTTCCATTGGCCGAAACACTTTATCTCTACAGCAATAATCTTGAGCAGGTTGGCGCCATAATTGGTGATGGTTCTGCAAACTTCAGTGGGTTTGCTGATATCGACATAACGGGAGATCAGACTGTTGGTGGAACCATGGATATAACTGGCACACTAGACGCTGGCTCTATTGATGAAAATGGAACCAATTTGCTTGATTATATTGACTCCAATTATGTTGATATAACAGGAGCGCTAACCACTCAGGCAGTTCTTGTTGTCGACATGGTAAATGTAATGTCAACTCAAGTTATAAATACGGCTGGAATTGCCGCGAACCTTGTTACTGGCGGAGTGAACAGCGCGGCCATTGATCTAAATGCTTCCACCGGATCAGTGAACACGGCGGCTATAGTTGATATAAATAGCAATGTATTTTTCAAGGCAGACGCTTCCTACGATCTAGGAGATAAAGACCTTTCCGGTGTGGCCATATTTACGGCAGACAATGGTACGTTTACGGGCAATTTTACTGTTGACGGAAACACCTACGTTCAAACGCCTACAGTTCCAAGTAATGCTACGGATAAGGCTTATGTTGACGGTGTTGATGCAACTAAATATACGCTTGCCGGCGATACTCTTACCGGGCCGCTGGACGGTGGCGGACAAATTACCACCAATATGGGCAATTATATCCAAGAATCTTGTTGGATAGTTGGCACCAATTCACACGCTGAAGGAAAGCAAACTTCCGTAATAAACAACAATTCACACGCCGAGGGATTCAATTCTCAGGCGTCTGGGTTTGTTTCGCACGCAGAGGGCAACGGGACAGCAGCTTCCGGCAACTATTCGCATTCTGAGGGAGGCAATACAGGAGCATCAGGCGACTATTCACATGCAGAAGGACGTTCTAGCGGAGCGTCAGGCAATTATTCACATGCTGCTGGGTATAACGCAACAGCTGGACATGAGAGCTCTTTCGTGTGGTCTGACGGCACAACTTACGGAAGCACCGCAACAAAACAGTTCAGCAGTTATGCAGAAAATGGCTTTCGGTTTGACGGTGGCGCGGTCACGGCGAATGGCACAAACATACTTGGCACCGCTGTGGCGGCACAGGAAACGGCTGATGCGGCTTTACCTACTGCTGGCGGAACAATAAGCGGTGATCTTGTTGTTGGTGGTGATCTTGTCTTATCGGGCAATCTGATAATGCCTTTTGATAAAGGTATAATATGGATGGCTTCTAACGAACTTGCCACATATACCTCAGCAACAAACTATGTCAAAGTAATGGGAACATCTGCAACGAACGTAACCTTCAATTTTGAGTATGAAGGAATCAGCAGTAACGTAAGTGCAAACCTTGTGGGAGAATAACAATGCTGAAACGCATAATAGCCTTATTGCTGATCGCTACTCCGCTAATGG